TGTGTTTCAGGGGTTTTCTCCTGAACAACTTGATGCTATCGGTGGTAACAACACAAAAAAGCTAGCAAGTGCTAAAAGGGAAATAAAAAGCTGATGAATCTATATGAGATAGTCATAGAAGTACTGGAGTATGCCAATGAGGGTAAGATGAATCTTGATGATGAAATGTCAAGACAAAGCATAGCCACTGAGGTGTATGACCTATTCTATGAAAATCAAGTATATTCTCCATATGTTGATAGTGGTTATATAGAAGACCTGAAAGAATATTGGCATTTTAGAGAAGACTTGAATGAAGACGAATAAGTTAGCAGTATACGGAACACTTAGGAACGGTAAGCGAGACACTTGGAATGTGGATGGCTACCTAATGCTGTTTCCCGGTCATAGAAATTTTCCCGTTGCTATGGTTGACGATAGTCAAAAAGAATTAGTTGTAGAAATAATTGATGTTAACGAGTCTGATATACATAACTATGATGTATATGAGGGTGTTGACGCTGGTTTATATGAGAGAAGAATAGTAAAAGCATATAACGACGATGAAGAGATAGACGCTTGGATGTATACAATGGGTACATTACTAATGCAACATAAAAATGTTTTTGAGATGGTTCCTAAGAAAGATTGGATGTGTGAAGAGTGTCTAAACCTAAGAAAGTAAATATAAATAAGAATAACGTATCTGAGAAAGAACGTGTTCTAGAACTGGCTAAGCGTGATATAGTATCATTTGGTCAGTTGTTTTTACCAGAAGACTTTATGAAGTCTACCCCAGCCGCATATCATTATGAATTAAATGACCTACTATTAGATTCTAATAAAAAAAGGAATTGTATAATACTACCTAGGGGTCATAGTAAATCAACATTAGCTAAAACAGCATTATTATACCATTTATACTTTAACCCAGAAGGTAAGAAAGAATTTATAGCTTGGGTAGCTGAAGAACAATCTCAGGCAATAGACCATATAAAGTATATGCAAAACCATATAGAGGTTAACCCTGCATTGAATTATTACTTTGGTGATATACGTGGAAGTAAATGGACAGAGAAAGAATTTACCACAAGTAAGGGAGATAGGGTAATAGCAAAGGGAACATCGCAAAGATTACGTGGTCGTTCTCAGTTAGGATTAAGATACACAAAGATTGTTCTTGATGACTTTGAATCAGAATTAAATACAAAAACTCCAGACAGAAGAAGAGAAATCAAAGAATGGGTTATGTCAACTGTTGAACCAGCTCTAGAGAACTCTGCTGGTAATGAAGGTTCTATATGGTTAATTGGAACAATAGTTCATTATGATTCATTCTTACAGAGTATATACGATGGATATGTGGAAGCTAAGAGAGATAATAGAAGTTATGCTTGGGATGTTATGTATCACAAGGCAATTAATGAGGATGGCAATGTTTTATGGAGTAGTTACTTTAGTAAAGAAAAACTAGCTGATATACGTAGAAGGTTTGAGGATGTTGGTTTAGCACATAAATTTGCACAAGAATATCTTAATGAAGCTAGAGACTTAGAGAATGCTAAGTTTAAAACAGAAAGGTTAGAGTATTATGACCACGAATTTGAAAGTAGAGATGGTTATGCTTATCTTGTTAATAGTAAAGATGCTATTCCTGTTAATGTATACATAGGTGTTGATTTAGCTTATGAGTCTAGCCATTCAAGCGATTATCAGATAATAATGGTTATTGGAATAGATAGTGATAGGAATATATACGTTATTGACTATATGAGAGAACATATACCATTATATGATATGCCAGAGCAAATATTAGAATATGCAAGAGAGTTCTCCCCAGTAAAGCGTGTTAATGTAGAGCACGTTGGTGCACAGGGAATAATAAAGGATGCTGTTAATACATTATCCAATACTGAAAGAAAGGTGGCTCCGGGAATAGCACTTGGAGTTAGACCTCCAAATGGAATAAAGAAAGAAGATAGATTAGAATCTTTGTTAGCCCCTATAGTAAATAGAAGAAAGATGTTTATAAAAAGAATCCATACGTCCTTAGTGGATGAGATGTTTCAATTTCCTAAAGGAAAGAACGATGATATCTTAGATGGGCTATGGTATGCAGTAAATAAAGCTAGACCACCTGTTAGTAAAAGGTTTGAAGCTATTGATTTCATAGAGAATAATGCAGTAAAACCAGTTAAAAAAGCAACAAAGAGAGTAATTTCTTGGGTAACAGGTCAAAAAATATGAGAAAACACTTGCCTTATATAACATTTCTTTATTATATTACACATCAAAAAGGTAGGTGTACCCATTTCTAGTATAAGAGAATTAGAAAAAAATGAAGTGCAACACTCCGAGGTTAATAGACAGCTTTGGAGAATGTGGCGAGATGCAAGAGCTGAGTGGGATACGGAAGCTAGAGACTCTATAGACTTTTTTCTAGGTAATCATTACTCACAAGAAGAGTCTGACGCTCTAAGAGCCGTTGGGCAAGGCGATTTTGTAATTGACCGTGTATATGCGGCTATTGAAAAACTAAAGTCTCTTTTAACTTCACGCTCTCCAAAATATAGTGCAGTAGGTAGAGAAGACTCAGACAGTAGAATATCTAATGTTTGGAGAACTATACTTGAGTATGTCTGGGATATATCAGATGGGGATACTCAATTCAAGCAAGCAGTTCATGATTACGCTACAGCAGGTATGGGTTATCTATATGCTTATATAGACCCAGAATCAGATTATGGAAGAGGTGAGGTAAAGTATACATACCTAGACCCATTTCGTGTTTATGTAGACCCAGCGTCTAGGCATAGGTACGCTGACGATGCATCTGGTATTATATTATCTACTATATTAACTGAAGACCAGTTATTGAATATGTATCCACAGGTAGAGCCTTATGTTGAGGAACTTGAAACATATTACGATGAAGAGGACTACCCAGAGTCAGGAAGAAAAAACTCATCACAGTCATTCACTCCAGACGTAACATATGAGTCTGAGTACAATCGTGTAAACAAATATAGAATTTTAGAAAGATTCACAAAGATAAAAGTTCCATTTTATAGAATATTCAATAAACAAGATGGCTCAGAAGTCATACTAGACATACAGAAGTATGAGGACTTTTTAGCTTCTGAAGATGCTCAACTATTAATAAAAGCTGAGATGATAGAAATTATTGAAGTTATGCAAACAAGAATTAAAGTCTCAGCAACAGCAGGTGATTTGTTGTTGTATGAGCAAGTTTTAAATACAGACATATATCCGATAATACCAGTTCCTAATATATGGACAGGAACTCCTTATCCAAAGTCTGATATATCAAAGGTCAAAGATTCTCAGAGACTTTTGAATAAGCTTTTCTCTCTCACTCTCTCCCACGCACAGGCTTCTGCTGGACTTAAGTTAATGGTTCCAGAAGGCAGTGTGGATGATTTGGGGCAGTTGGAACAGGATTGGGCTAAGCCTAATGCTGTAATACCTTATAACCCAGAGTTCGGTGCACCTCATTTCCCTGCCCCACAATCACTTTCAGGAGAGTTTTACAATTTAATGAGCAGAATAGAGCACTACATAGATTTAAGTTTCGGTATCCCCGAACTAATGCAGGGTTTCAAAGAAGGAGCACCTGAAACAGTTCGTGGTACTGCGATGCTTGCCGAAATGGGTGAGACTCGTGGAAAATCAAAGTTAAGAGATATCGAAGGAAGTTTGACCAGACTAGGTAAGAGTTTATACAACCTAGCAAAAGGTCATTATACTTACGCAAAGACATTTAGAATTGTACAACCTAATAACGACATTACGGAGTTTACGGTTAATAATATGTATGATGATAGAAGTCAGGAAATTAATGCCATTACAAATGACATCACCGTCGGGCATTATGACGTGAGAATTATATCCGGTTCTACTTTACCTTCAAACAGGGTAGCTGAATACAATATGTACCTTGAAGCGTATAAGATGAATCTGGTAGATGATGTCGAGGTTCTAAAGAAAACAGAAATCTTTGACAAACAAGGTGTCTTACAGCGAAAGGGTCAAATGGCTCAAATGCAGTCTTACATTCAACAGTTAGAAGAGCAAGTTAAGAAACTTAGTGGAGATTTACAAACCGCAGAACGTGAAACAATGAGTTCTCGTAAGCGGGCAGAAACTGAGAAATTCAAAAGCAGGCTTAATGAAATTCAAAATGATACCAAGTTTAAAACTAAGGTTCAGGTTGATAATCTAAAACGAATTGTTGATTCAGAGACTCAGGCTGTAAGCTAATGAAAACAGACATAGTGGGGACATTTCCCGGTTCTGCTTTTATAGACATCTGTAAAAGGTGATGCTAAACTAAAAGAAATCGGAGAAAAAAATGGAAGACACTATACACGATAATACTACAATAGAAGGTGTAGAAGGCGAAGTTTTAGAGACTGTTGTTGAGCCTGAGCAAGTGGGTGCTTCACCACAGGAAAATGTGGAAGAGCAGGTCGTAGATGATGCTAAAAAGTTTCAATCAATGTACGACAAAAAAGCCGCTGATTATGACAAGCTTAATAATGAACTCGAGGAACTTCGTAAGTATGAACAACTAGGAAGGGTATTGCAAGATAGACCAGATGTTGTTGATGCTATGAGAAACACTTTGAGTGGTAATACGGCTAGTAAAGAAGAAGCTCCAAAGGTGACAGAAGATTCTTTTGACCCTTGGGAAGCTTATTACAAACCGGGTTCTCCTTCATATGAAATGAGGGTAGAACAAGAAAAGTCTGTAGCTCAGCAAGCTGTTCAAGAACAGATGGCTGGGTTCCAGCAACAGATGGCGATTAACAACC